ATTTATATTTTTTACGCACTTCTTCTGCTGCAGGTTGCATAAAAGGTCTTGCACCCATTTTGATTGTGCCAAACTCTAATGCTTCACTATAATCTGCATTACTTATCACTTCTCCCTCTAATCTATCTCCACTAATCTTGGCAGAGATATTAGATGCTAGAAATCCTGTATCACTAGCAGGTGGATCGCCTTCCTTAGAAACTCTTATTGTCCTTTGTGGATTATATCTTGTAACTTGAGCCCCTGCCCTTGGATTTCTTAAAATGCTTGTAACTGCAATATTTCTAACTTCATTAGTTGCTTTATTTACTGTTTCAATAATATTTCTTTCAATATTCCTACTTTGCCTTTTAATCTTAGCATCAAATTGGGCTTGGTTTACTACTTTTAAATTAATACTAGACATCTTCTTGATTTCCTTCTGAGCATCTAAATAATAAAAATTTTTCTCTTTCCTCTAAAGTATATACATATTTTATTGATAATATTCTAGTTGTTCCATTATCACTCCAACTAAATCTCATCTGTCCACCATCTGCTTTATAATCAATATTACTATAATATCTTGTATAAACATCGTGTGTAAGCTTATGTTCTATCCTTCCTGATTTGTAGTTATCAGAACCATTTAATGGTTTAATATAAGCAAATAAAGTTCTAGTTGTAGAGAAAGAAGAAGCAAAACCTCCACCTGTATCTGTAGACCTGCTTCTTGATTGTAAATCTACTGAGTATCTTAATTTACTAATAGGAATAGATTGCTTTGCCATCAACTAAATCCTATGCCGTATCTCCTTACAAGATATGGTCTTAATAAAGATTCTAAAACTCCACTTACTCTTGTAGAGTTTTCTCCTTTAATAATAGGTTCTGGATTTTCAAATATATTAACTGCCATAGTTATAATGGCTTGTCTTATAGCTATTGGAACATTACCACTACTAGCACCATATCCTGCTACATAAGTAATCTCCATAGAGTTTGCAACCCTTAACATCTCACCCCATACTTCTCCTCTTCTTAATACAACCCTGCCAATATCACTAGCAGTATCCACATAATAAATACCTGTTGATAAAGTTGTTGCAGTATCGCTATCGTTAAATGTTTTAATATGTGTAACAGATACTAAAGGTGGTTGTGGCAAATAAATAGACCTTGATATATAAGACATATATGGTCCAACCGATACACCTTCTTGTATAGGTATATTTTCATCTTCATAAGGAAGTGCATCTAAAGATAATTTTAATGTTTGATTAATTATAGACCTGCCAAGATATTTAGCTATTATATCTGTAGCAGTAGCCCTTGCAGTACTTATTAAGTTATCGTGTGTAGAGTCGTTTGTAGCTATACGCAAAGCCCTCTTTACTTCATTATCCTCTATTGGGTCTGCTGATGCAGGGGTAACTACTGTAACTCCACTCATCTACTATTCCTTGTCTTCTATATCTACTTTAATAACTTTTGATTTCTTTGTTTCTTTCTTTGTTTCTTTTGGTTTTACAATCTTTTTTTCGATCTTTCCTATTTCTTCTGCTACTCCATTTTCAATCCAAGTGTTTGCCATATTTTTTGACCAAGTTTCATTCATATCATATGTAACGCCTTTTTCATAAGTCATACTAATACTTCCTACTTGATTTGCTGTTGCAGCTTTATCTTTTAACATTTTAATTTTCATTATATCCTCTTTCAATTAAACAAAGGGGGATTTCTCCCCCTCCGTTGAGACATTTAACCTTAACCTGTTGGACTTCCGTCATTACCACCAGAGTCTGGTTTATGTATTGGACTTGTAATTCCTACAACTCCGTGTGGCGTACCATTAGTATGAGTACCTGTTTTTGTAACAGCGACTCTTACATATCTTTGTGGACCAACATAACCAATCTTATATGCAGCGTCATCTTCTGATGCAGCATCTACTGTGGCGAAAATGCCAGAACTATCTACAGTACCATAAGTTACAAAATCACTATTGGTAACTGCTGAAAAACTTGCATTATCAGCTGAATCTTGTAGAATGTAATCCCACTTTACAGTAGAACTTAAAGTGTCGCCACTTTCTCCACAATTTACAACTATCATAGCACTTCCTGTAGTAAGAGCTGTATCAATACCATTACTATTTGCAGTTGCAGTAAGTGTAGCAGGGTCAAGTATCTGAGTAACAGTTAAATTATTTGCTAAATCTTTTTTAGACATTTTATTTCCCTCCTATTATGTTAATGTTAATTTACGGATAGCTTCTGCCATTACGACTTGTCCACCAACTCTTTTTCTAGCTAAAAATCTGATAGAACCAGATGCAGCTTGAGTGAAAGGATCACGAAGTATTGATAGATTAATTCTATCCACAATTGTGTAACCTCTGGAATAATCACCAAAAATTACAGGAACAGTTCCATCACCGATATTTGGCATATCTGCAGCTTCTACATAAGGCTGACCTAATATTGTGTTTGGAACACCAGTTTGTAGCGAGAAACCAGATTGGAAAACATAAGAACCACCTGTTCCTGTGTTTAACTTTCTGATTGCAGCAAGTGTAGTTCTATTGAACATAAAAGTACCATTTCTTGCATAATCGCTTTTTAAATCGCCATAAAGTGTTAGCAAGTTATCAATAGTAATTGAATCGTTCGCCCCTGCAGTAGAACCAATACTTGTATTAGTTAAAATACCTTCTGGTTGCCCTGCACCACTTCCTGAGATAAAAGAAGTTCCTTCTGCTACTGCAAACTGTGTTGCAAATTCGCTTGAAAGTTCTGCTTCCATATCAAACACTGGGTCTTCTACATCTGCTTGAGAAATATCTACAAGAGCATATAACTCGTGTGCAGTAATTTCTTCTAAGCCATAAGTAAGACCTGTGCTTTCTGATCTAGAGCCGATTTCAGAAACCCAAGATGCACTAAATACGCCAGTTCTTGATGGTATTTGAATACTTCTTTGAGTTGTGCTTCTTACTCTTGCAACTGCTCTTACAGGTGACATTTCAGTTACTTTCTTGATGATTTCTCTTACATACTCTGGAGGTGCTAAATATCCACCACCTGTATCATTAGAAACAGTTAATGTCTTAACTTCCATTTCGTCTAAGTTCTCAACACCTTTTCTTAGATACTTATCGTATATAACAGCTTTTTCATCAATTTGTTTTGCTGAAAAATTATTGTTTGGTCTTTTTAACATAGTTTCAAAGTTATCGACTTTTTCGCTAACTTTCTTTTGCTCCATAGCTATTTTAGTTGCCTTCTGGTTAAAATCTTCTAGGGAATCTAATGTGCCTTCTATCTTCTTTAACTTTTCGTCAACTAAAGGGTCTACAGAACCTTTCTTTTCAAGGGCTGTAAGTTTTTCATTATAAGTACTTTTAAATTCTTCAAAAGCCTTACCTGTATTTTCAATACATTCCTTGAGTTCTGTTTGAGTAATATTTTCACTCATTCTTAACTCCTTGTTTTATTGGTTGAAATAATATTGATAACATCTCTCATAGAAGTTACCAACTCCGAATTGTCTTGTTTTGCACCATCCCAGTGGTCAACCAGACTGTTATAGACAGCTTTACTTGCTATCTTGCTTTGAGACCTTGACAAGTCGCCTACATCTCGTAGGAACTTCTCCCAATCTCTTATAGTTCTGTCACTCGCCTTAACCTGTGTAATCTGTGCTTTTGGGTTCATAGGAAAAGTAACAAGACTAATTTCCATAAGGTCTACTTCTTTCAAGTATCTTCTTCTCTTTCTTTCGTCATAGACCTGTTTCTTTGGGTCTGCCTTATACCCAATAGATAATCCATCTAATGCACCCATTTTCAGTAACTCATAAGCTTCCTTACCTTTTTGTGTGCCTAGTGCAAGTCTACCTTGCACCTTTAATCCGTTTTCATCTTCTCTAATTTTTTCATATACTCCTATAGGCATTTTCGTATCGTGTTGCATTAGCATCTTTACGTTTTTTGGTCGCCTTCTCATAAGGCTTTTTCTAAATGCACCTTCCATTACAATATCATTGCCTAAATCTTTATTACCAAAAATAGATGCGTAACCCTCAAACCTTCCCATCTCTTTTTCATCATCTTCATCTTGATAGGCTTTTAGTTCTGCAGTACAAGTAAATATTTTACTTTCAAAACTTTTTTCCTCTTCTTCCATTTCATATTCTGGTTTGTATTTTAAAGGGCTTTCCATATCTTCATCAAATAAATCACTCATAATATCATAATACCTGTTAATTTTAGTTGTTACATTTCTTTTATCTTCTTCTGGGATATTAACACCACCTCTTGCTCCTCTTAACACTCCTGCTACAGCAAATATTGCTCTCGGTATTGCTACCATCTTATTATCTACTATGTCTGCTATTGGTAGCTTATATCCTCTAAAGTTTTCTGCATCTTCTCTGTCAAAATATAAAAAAGCATTTTTATAACTAGATGTAGGGCTATCATTACTGTTTGTAAAATTTCTTACTCTTTGAACAGCACTATCAGAGTCCCATTCTCTCTCCCTGTCATTTAACACTGGCAACATAACTCTTGGAGTCGCTTTGTCTAGTAAACTCATTTATATGTTCCTTTTACAAGTAATGTACCTTTTTTTTATCTTAATGCAAATAAAAATAGTGATAACTATACACAGTATGTACTATATTTTGTGTTTTTTTATATTATTGTTGACAAGTGAAAACAAATTTGTTAAAGTGATTCTATTATTAATAAAAAACAAGGGGTAAAATAAATGACAAAAACAAATATAGTAAGAATAGAAACTTCTAAATCATTCGGTTCTGATAAGATAGATTTGATAGATGTAGTAGTTATAGATGAAAGACAAAAATTTGTTTTTAACGAAGGCAAAGAAAACGAAATAAAAACAGATGGTAAAAAGCATCAATCATTTAGATTTAAATTTGATAACAAAGGAATAAATACAGCTTGGTTTGTTAAAGTTCAAAATAATCCTAATAACTTTGGTAATTCAAATATGATAGCACAATCAAAAAATACTAAATGTGTATTGTCTACCATAGATAACAAAGTAAAATTTATAAAATTTCAAATGAATAAAACAGAGCAAAAAAGATTTGATAAGGCTTTTATAGAAGCAGAGAAAAAATTTCAAGAAATAAAGGAGAATGTATAATGTATAACAACGAAGATATAATGGCAAAGTTAGAAGTAGTTATTAAACAAAATGAATTACTAGAAGCTAAAATAGAAAAAACACATATTTATGCTGAAGGCTTAAAAGCACAGAATGAACTATTAAGTGATGCTTTATTTAAAGCTACAGTAAGAATGAACAGAATAGAAAGAGATTTAGAAATAAAATAATTTACTGATTATTTATTTTTTCTTCTATATTGCTAACTTTTTCTTTGATCACAGATATGTCAATAGACATTTGTAATATCATATCTGTTTTATCTTCTAGATTAGCAACCCTTGTAGTAATAGAACCATAAGCTACTCCTACACCTATAATCATTACTAATATTGTAATAACTGTTTCTATTTTTATGTTCATTTTTCTTAACACTATAAACTCATTAAATATTGTATATAAAAGTATCCAATAATTAATGTAACAATTCCTATTAAACTTACAATCATTATTGCTTGATTTCTTGCTTTTATTCTTGCTTCTTCTTCAATCGCTTCCATCTGTAGTTTTCTCTGTCTAGCAATTTCAGCTTGTAGTCTTTCCCATTGACCTACTTTTCCATAGAGCATAAACATCTCTCTTAGCTTTGCTCTTGTTTCAGCTACCTCTTCTTTCTTAAAAAACTCGTCTATGGCATTTCCTTCTACACCACCTAGTTTAGAAAATAAACTATTTCTTTTTCTTTTAGCACCTACTTGTAGTTGTGCTTCTGCTTTTGCATATTTAGATATTGGACCACTTAATGTAGATATATCTCTTCCTGCTTGTATAGCTGAAGAAATTGCAGAACTTGCTGCACTAACTGCTGCAAATGCACTCATTGGGTCAATCATAAATCCTCCTAATTATCTTCAATTATTCTTGTTTCTTCTTCTACATAAAGTGTAACACATCTGCAGTTAATTACATTCTTTGCACCACCATTAGGATCACCTGTATATTTCATTTTCATACCACCTACTACAAAACTTTCATCTATATCTACTCTTGTTCCATTCGCTTGTCTATGAATATCTCTGGTTCTTTCATCTGATGTTGCAACCCATTGCTTTTTCATAGTAAGTCCTGACTTCTGTAATTCAACGCCCATCTGATGATTTGCAAAACTTGCTGCACTATGTGTTTCAGTTCTTGCTATGGTATTTGCTCTTGCTCTACTGAATCTTGGACTAAATCTTTCCTTAATCTTTCTTGCTGTTTCTACAACTGATAATCCTGCTTTCTGCGAATCAACTATAACTTTTCTTAAATATTTAAGTGTAGTTGCTGATATATCATTTATGTGTTTTAGTCCTACAGTATTTATAAATATACTTGTTAATCTAGTATAAAAATCATTTTCCCTTTTTGTTATCATTACCTCTAATCTTTCTGAAAAGGTTTTTATGACTTCAAAATAATGCTTTCTAAATAATTCATCTAGTTCTTTTTGAGCTTGTACGAAATAAACCTCTACTCCTTCTATTCCTGTTGATTCAAAAATAACAGAACCATCATCTCCAATCTTTGCAAATAAGTTTATTAACCTTCTTGTAAAACTTCTTTCAAAAGAAATACGAATTCTGTTCTGTTCTAATAATTCTTTTCTAGCACTTATAACTGTTCTTTGCTTGAACCTTAAATTCTTCATTTACTTTTTCTTTGCGAGAGGGTGATCTTTAGGTAACAAATCTCTGTCAAAACTTCCTCTTCTAAATCTTCCTGTTCTAACTGCATAAAGAAATGCGTTAACTCTAGCTATCGCCCATTGGTCTGGACCCATTACATTTCTCCTTACACTTTCAGGATTAGTTCTATATGCACCAACGCCTCTTCTGAAAACAGCTTCAAGCATTCTTTGTGTAACTCTTTTTCCTCTTCTGTCACCAAACTTGTCATTATGTTCTTTTACTTTATTTGCAATAGTTTTTTTTATTTTACCACTTACCTCTTTTGTATCCTCTTCAGCCATTGCAATAACTTCTTCTTCTAATTCCTTTTTATCTCTTTCAGCATTAAGTTGATTTCGTACTCTTCTTGACCAAGAGAAACCTGCATCACCACCCCATAATCCCCAAGCAACTCTTCCTGCTGATGGGTAACCTTCTTCACCTCTGTTAAATCCTTCTGCTTCTTTATCAACTTCGTGTCTTGAAAAAAAGCTAAACATACGCCTTACAGTATCTGGTGAAAGTCTTTCTCTTCTTACTAATTGATTTGCTCTTGCTAATCCTACTCTTGTGCCACCACTATTGCCTTCTCTTCGCCAATCTAATGACCTCTGAGCCTCCTCAGCCATAGCTTCGGTAGGTTTAGTATCTATATCACTTTCTGCTTTATCCTGACCTGTTTCTCTTAAATAGATAGCGTGCGAACTGCAAGGCATATAAACATTACCATCAGGCGTTCTTAAAGTATGAGTTCCTTCGCAACCTATTTCTTCTGCTCTTGCCCTTGCTTCACCTACACTATCGAATATATCTCTTCCTTCTCCAAATCTTGGGTCTGGTGGTTGCTTGAGTTCTTCTCCTGTTGCTTCTTCGTAATCACTATGACTCTCGCAAGGCATAAAAACTGTTTCATCTCCTTCTTGATGTGCGTGATAACCACGACAACCTATTTCTAATGCTCTACCTTCAGCTTCTTCTATTGTAGAAAATACATCTCTTCTTACTTCTCTTTTTATTCCATAATATTCTTCTGCTATTTTTTCAGCATCTTCTCCTGTAACAGGTTGTTGTGGTTCTGGTTGTGGACTTCCAAGAGGAAAAAGATTTGCAGGTATGTAAACATCATCTCCACCAGAGATAGGTTCTAAATTCAACCTTTCTCTTGCTTCGTTTCTTGTAAGCACTCCTTCTTGTACTGCTCTCAGAATATTATCTGTAACCATTCTTCTTCTTTCTGTAATAGCAGGAATATCATCAATATTATACATTAAGTATAAATCATCTCCATATGATGGTACTAACCACTCATTTAAATCGGATTCTATATGTCGCAATAAAGGAATTATTGTTTCTTCATAAAGTGCAAGCCGAGCCTCAGCCATATTTGCATAAGTTTGTGCATCAGGAATACCTACTAACTGTGCAGGAACACCGAATGTTAAAGCTATATCTCTTGCACTAAGATTTTTCATATTAGAGAAATCCATTTCCTTTGGACTTAATCCCATTTCTTTATAATCGAAATCTCCTTCAAGTATCATAGTTCTGCCAGAGTTTTCTGTTCCTGTAAATCTGCTTTGCAAGTCTTGTCTTAACTGTTCCCTTTGGCTATCGGTTAAAGTTGTCATAGCTCCTACCTCATCTTTAGGTTTATATACGACTGCACCACTTGGTCTTGCTCCATTTACTAATAAATGAGTATTATGTCTGTTAGTCAAATTATGTTGATCTATATCCCCTGCACTTGGCATAACAGGGCTTAGTCCTAAATAATCATCTAATGGGTGAAAGGTTTTAATATGTTTTATTTCTGATGCACCATTCATTTGATCTACAGGATATACTGCTTTTGTTTTTCCATTTATAACTAAATTATAACTTTCAGGATAAAAACTATCAGAAGTTTTAATTTGTATTCTGTCAGGTCTTAATGTATGCAATTCTCTTGGTGGTTGATTTTCTTCTCCTATTTTTAATAGATAAGAATTTCCTGCAAGCAATAAGTAACTATAAACCATTCTAAAATATTCGAACTGAGAACAAGTTGGATTTGGCTTTTGTAGTAAATCTAAAAGTGGGTGATCTTCTATTGGTTGATCGCCACGCATTAATTTAAATGTTACAGCACTTGCTCCGTTTGATATTTCATTTATACACCTATAAGCTACAGCGTTCTCTACATATCCATCAGTTGCTAGATCGTTATAGCTATCTCTTCTTGTTCTGTTGTTGTAACCTGTTTGATGATAAGCAACCATAGGTTGTGTATTATATTTTTTTTCTGTATTATCAAATAAGGCTTTCCACGCATTCTTTATTCCCATTAAGTTATCCTCCACATAGCTTGTTTGCTTGAAGATGTCAGTTCCGTCATAGCCCAGACCATAGCATCTAATCTATCTGGTGATTTGTGTCTATCTCCTGTGTAGCTACACATTTGATCTTCTAATATTTTAAAACTTCCACAATGCGAAACTTTACCTTGTTCATATAATGCTGATATTGGTTCTGCTCTGACTAACTTACCTTTTGTAGCTGATACAGATTTGTACTTTACAGTATTATCAATTCCTCTTATGACTCTTTCCACTAAGTCTCCACCATTATTTACTTCTGCTATTAGCATATTTGCCTTATACTTATGATAAGCATTAATTGATGCTCTAGCCCAATTATCAGCAGTCATCTTTCCACTGACATCATCTATTATATAATACTTTTCGTCAACCCCTTTTCCTGCTACGATTATTCCTGTTTCATCACTATGAATATTATTTGTAACTGCAGGGTCTATTCCTATTACAATTCTTCTCATCTCTGGCAAAGTTCTTGTTCTATGTTTTTCTATCATAGAGTATGACCACAAGGCACCTTCAAAATCCTCTAATATTTCTGCGTACAGTTCTTGTCTTCCTAATCTTGTTCCTTCATATCTTTCTTTGAATGCTTGTAATGCTGAAGGTGCAAGGTTATCTTTATTTTCAAAAGTACTTCCTGATGTTATCACTGCATCATCTCTTTTCATTATGCTTTTTATTAATTCAGTTGGTCTTGGAGTCGTAGTTATAACTGTTTGTGGTTTTTCTCCTAATCGTAAACCAAACTGTAATTGATCATAGGCTTCAGGGTATCTCCAAGAAGCTAACTCATCACACCACGCTCTATGATATTGTGGACCACGAAATCTGTCAGGCTCTATCGCTGCATAACCTTGTATTCGACTGCCGTTATAAAAATAAATTTCTACTGCAGATTTATTGTATCCTTTTGACCTTGAACTTTTATAATAACACTCTTCTGGAATAATTGATAATATTCCACTATCTCCTTCAAAGCATACTCTTCTTAGATCGCCAAAAGTTGGTGCTACCACGGCACACCTTACATTACTATTAGTACTTGCATAATGAACTATATCTTGTGCACCTGTTCTTGTTTTTCCCCAACCCCTTCCTGCTAAGATAAGCCAAACATTCCAATCTCCAGATGGGTGTATCTGTTTCGGTCTAGACTTAGCTAACCAATTAATGTACTGCTTTCTCGCTGTTTCGCTTGGCTTCTGCAAGTTGCTCAAGTATCTCATCAACTTGTCTGGCTGTTGCATCATCGCTGAATTCTGCATTTATCCTCGTATTATCTGTTGTATCACCTAAAGCAAGTCTGCCAATCTTTTGTACAGATATTAATGCAGTAGCTAGTTTAGTCAGACTTTCAGGACTAAAAGGCTTTGCAGTACTGTTCTGTTGAATTAATCTGGCACCCTGACTTAAAAGATGAGTTATTTGACCTTGCATAGCTTTGGCAAGGTTTAGGTTTCTTGCATCAAATTCTACTGATTCCTTTACAAGTATCTCTCTTTTTTTTGCGTCTTTTTCTTCTGCTAATTTTTTTTCAAATATTTGTCTTTGTTCTTTCCAATCTCCGTCTTTTGCTTTTCTAAATAAAGTAACTTTTGCAACATTAAAATCTTCTGCCAGACTTTCTATAGATGGGTACACTCTTTCTCCTGACTTATCATCTGTACCTGTTACATAGAGTTCTCTAATCTGTTCGATTATACTTGGAGTTGGTTTATTTTTAGACGAATCGTTTGACATAGTTTTTAATATAAACTGATAAATTTAATAATTCAACAAAAATTTTTTTTTAAAAGGTTAGTTTTTGGGGGTTTATACACCCTATTTATTTGTTGACAGATGTAAACAAACTGTTATTATAATAATATATTAATTACAAGGGGATAAAAAAAATGTTCAGAAGATACGGATTAGAAATAGAAATAGTAAACATAGACAGAGAGAGATTGCTTAGCAATCTTAATCAAGCAGGTATCGAATGTTACTACGAAGGATACAATCATCAGACTAGACCACATTGGAAGATCGTAACAGACGCTTCAGTTCATAATGGTTACGAATTAGTAAGTCCAATCCTAGAAGGTGAAGAGGGTTTACTTACAATCAAAAAAGTAACAAAAGCAATAGGTCTTTCAAAAAGAAATGACGATATGGATACAGTAAACAGAAGTTGTGGTTTACACGTTCATATAGATGCAGAAGGATTAGGCAGTAAAGATATAGGTTGGATCGCTAAAAGATACAAGGACAACGAAACTACTATAGATAACTTCTTTCCCATTTCAAGAAGGGGGAACGCAAGATATTGTGGTTCGATGTCAGCTACTTGGAGAAAGATAGATGATCTAGTAAACAAAGTTGATGTTCCCTTAGAAAATCTAAGAGGGTCATCTTACACTTACAATACTTCAAGATTTTCAAAAGTAAATTATAGCAAGGCTTACACAACACACAAAACAATCGAGTTTCGTCAGCATAGTGGCACAACCGATTATAACAAGATAGCTAATTGGATTGAGTTCCTACAGAACTTTGTAGAGCAATCTATCAAATGTAAACAACAAGGTTCTATCAGTTGTGATTACAAACCTAATAAACCTTCAGCGATGTTCGCATCAGTCAGAGAGCAAGTTGCAAAGCTAGGTGGTAAACTTTTCTTTAGAGGTACTTGGAAGATAATAGATGAGAATGGCAGAACACACGATCTATCAACACAAGAGATAGATGAAAACGGAAGATGTACCACAAGCAACGGATACAAAACTCTTACAAGTCTTTACGCAGATAAAAAAACACTTAAGAAACTAGCTTTCAATTCTTTCATAAAGCAGTATTTCAGACAAACACTTTCTAGAAATGATAGGGATAACAACCCAGACCTAATGGCAGGTCAACCAGAATATGTCAGAGAGTTTTTCAAGATGAGAACAGAGCAACTAAGGAGGACAGCATAATGACATACTATTTCGCTTATGGCAGTAATCTAAATATTGCACAGATGTCAAGAAGATGTCCTAATGCAAAACCTATTATCTTGCCACAACCTTTGTATATTTCAGATTGGCAGTTATGCTTTAGAGGAGTAGCTGACATAGAACCTCAAGAGGGAAGTAAATTGCCAATAGGTTTATGGAAGATAACACCAGAGTGTGAAAAAAGATTAGATAGTTATGAAGGCTACCCACATTTATATTCAAAGATTTATTTCACTATGTTAATTAATCAAAAGAAGGAAACAATACTTTGTTATCAGATGAATACAAATAGGATTAGTCCTCCTTTTACATCTTATTACAATACGATTTTTCAAGGTTACAAAGATTTCAACCTTAATACGGAATACTTAGAAAAAGCAAGGAATCAGTCTTATCCCCAGAAATACGAGATTTCAAAGCTATTCTAAGCACCGTGGAGTGCCTTTCATTCTCCTTTAGGTACTCCACTACCCTTTAATTCTTCTTCTTTCTCAAACTCAATCATCTGTTTAGTTTTCCAAGATTTATTATATTCTGCATCTTTAAATAACTTTGAAAATCCAGTGATATGTTTTAATCTCAATAGTTCTTCTGGTTGCATACCTAACTCATTACAAATACTTTCGTCTGTCATACCTTTGTCTAGCATACTAAATACTAAGTCTGACATTCCGTTTACAGTATGCTTTCCTCTGGCTCTATTATGGCGAACAGTAGATGCCATTCTTTCTTTTATATCCTTATCAATAACTACCACAGGAACTGTTCCCTCGTTGCGTTCTAATATATCTGGATTACATCTTGCTATTGTATATCTATGAAATCCATCTACTATGATATATTTTTTCATTTTTTCATCATAAATTGTTACAATAGGTTGTGTATAGCCATCGTGTTTAATTGAAGTATAAAGTAAGTCCATTTCTTTTTTACTTACTGTATTAGGGTTGTAGTCATTAGCTTGTACTTGATCAATAGGTATCCATTGAACATTACTGACAGGATTATCTTTTATCATAGTTACTCCATTATGTATCTGTTATAAACTGCGTGTTGTGGTAAAAATTTGCCTTCAAGTCTTTTATTAAGTGCTATCATATGTGGGTTATTCCTTACAAAGTTTTCATACTTTATGAACT